ATAAAGCATCTCAAAGTCAGCATCACTTGGCATCTGGAACATGTACTTCACCATGTTCTTGTAAGGGATCTGGTAGATGTCCGCTTTATCCTCATGAGAACCAGGAAGAAAACCAATCTCTCTGGTCGCTACGAGTGAACGTACAAGATAGATTCTCTCATAGGGAGTTCTCTCATCCAGAACGTCTCTCAGGGCATTATAGAGGGTAATAAAGGTCTTTCCTGTTCCCGCACAACCGTAAGCAACAATATGCTTATCTTCTTTATATGAGTCAAAGAGTCGTTTTTGATTTTCAGTTAGAGGTTCAATATCAACAAGATATTCTTGACTGAGCGGTTTCTTCCGCTTCATCTGCTTTGTCGTGAGTCCAACCCCAATTGGTTGCTCTGCAGATGCTCTTTTCCTTCTTGCCATATTTAAAGTTTCTTGATAGTTGAACCAGGCATTTTTTGCGCTCTTTGAAGAACGTCATTCCAACCAGGATTCTTCTTACGAAGTTTATCCTTCCACTCACCTACCTCACCAACACCTGGTGCGTTTTCTGGAGTGTAATATCTTTCCCAGTCAGGATTGTCGTCTTTCCACTGATCCCAGTCATGAACGCTCATAACAACGTCTTTCGTTTCACCAGTTTCCTTATGTTTTACTGGATATGTAGCCATAGTTATAAATTCAATGTGTTGTATTTAGACCCACTCAAGTGCTTCTGCACAGGTTGGAAATTGTTCTACGAAAATCTTCTTACACGCCTCTGCAATCTCCATATGCTCTTTCTGAGTGCCATTAGCAGACCTCAGAGTAATGTAATGAATCCATGAGCGAACAGACCCCGACATGTACATTCTGGTGGGCGTGGCGAGGGGAAGCACGAAACGAGCACATTCCTTTGCAATTCCCTCATCCAACATCTCTCGGTATAAATCCATAGACCTAGTAAAGAGTTGCTGCATCTTCATTTCATATTTCTGCTTCTTAAATGGGTCAACATCATCAATACTATTTTGACGATTCTTGGTGTCTTGTGACCGAAGTTCCGGGAGGGGAATCGTCTCCGAGAGTAGGGAAGAATCAGCATACCGTTGTGAAAATTCTTGATATGTGAACGAACGGTGCCTCAAAATTTGAGCTGCCAGACCCCTGGTAGTCTCAATCTCAAGTGTCATGAATGCCTGTTCAAACACAGACCAGTGGTTATGTTTGATGCAGTATCCCAACAATTTGGCGTAATTAGGATTTTCTTGATTCTTAGGATTTGACACACGCGCCACGTATGCCATCATCTTCTCCGCATCGGGAGTTACACTGATCAGTTTAACGCTCATTTGAATCCTCGTTTCTCCATAGCATCTAATTCATTGAGTTGCCCTTTTACGGTTCGCAACTGCCTTTTAAGTTCTCTAATCTCATCCTGTGAATAAAGATGATCTTGTTTGATCAGACGCTCAAGCATCTTGACCAACTTCTTACCTCTATTTGTCATCAGTCTGGATACCCATCATCATCGTCAAAGATTTCATCATAATCAACAGGTGCTCCTGGATTAAATGATGGTTCTGGTTTGTATGCCTCAGGGTCAGAGTAAACCTCTGCTTTAAGTCCGTCAACTAATAACTCAAGGTTCCTTACCAAAAGTTTTAATCGTTCTCTGTCCATAGTTCAATATGCACTCTTTCAATTATAGCACAAAAAAAAGAGGGTGATCAACCCTCGGTATCTAGTAGAATTCTGCAGATTCGCTTACATGTTGCTTGGTCTTCATCGCACTCAATTAAACAGTCAAAATAATCATTGACCAGATCTAACTCCTCATTACATCTGTTTAAATTTTCGTCAATGTGAATCCATTCTGCTAATTGGTTGCGAGACAGTAGATTGTGCATCAAACCTCCCGCAATATTTTTGATTTGTAGAAGTCATAATATAAGTAGAATTTCAGAGCATAAGCGAGATCCTTAATTCTATAGTATGTAGTATAGTTTGTGTTAATTCACTAACATTTGTTAAAAAAACATAAAAGTATAAAAAAAGAGAGGTCGTGAAACCTCTCTCTCATATTTTCCAGTTTTGTGCTCCTCTTGATTTAAGAAGAACCCATTTGGCGTAATTTACACCACGATACGTCAAAAACGCGAATGTTTTATCTGGATCATGTTTATCTGGATCATATACTGGAATATCATATTCAAGTTTGATCTTCAGCATTTTGCCCCCCTAACTTTTTTGTAAGAGGGTTAACTCGCCGTAAAGTAATGATAGAAATGCTACAGAACCAAGGGATACGATCCCAGCGACTTGTAGTGCTTCCATATCACTTTACGTAAGTACGACCACGATAGCAGAAAGTGCCGTGAGACTCTTTTGCTGGTTTGTGGACTTCACACTTTACACCACGATATGCGGTGTGAGTGATTTGTGCATCGTGAAGAGCAGATGCTTTGTTGATCTGCTTCTTGATGAGTTGTAAGGTGTTCATTTGTCTTACTCCTGAAATACTAGGTGAAAATTAACCTTCTCTGCTTACGCAGGATCCGTTTTTCCCGTTCCTTCAGTCGTTTGCGTCCCAATAGCACTGAGGCGTTGCTTCTTGAATTACTTCAATTATTTCCACCTTGACTACCTCATTCATATCATCCTTTGCCTGAAGACGACTGATAAGATCAGAAGCATCAGTGCAATGAATACCCGAATAAAGTAGTAGTTCTAACATGGGATGAACGCTCCGTTCCGCGACTTACTTGCGTCCCACCAAAGTGGGATGAACGTACAGGTATTATATACCTTATGGATTATATAGTCAAGCACATGTGTAACATGTGATACAATTTAAAAACCTTAAGGATCAAAAATTTTGGCGAAAATTTTTTCCGCCTTTTGGGAAATCACTTCTTCTTTTTGGATTCGGGTGATTTTACACCCCAGAGTTTTGGATTGATTCTACCCTCTGCCTGTTTCATAGTGACAAAATCTTTCTTGAATTTGTCATAATAGTAATCAAAGATTTCAGACTGCTTCGCAGCTGCTGCAATGTCATATTTACTGACATTATCTACTTTGTATTCAACCACAAAAGCATTATTAGGCAGAGTGCGATCCTCTGCCTTATCAACATCACAATCTTCAAATAAAATTTTCATATCAACCCCATTGAATATCAGGATACGCTTCCGCGACAATTTCCTTTGTAATTTTGAACTTGGACTCAAGATCTTTATCCTTACACAGACAGACAATCTCTGCCTCAAGAGGATGAAGACCTTGAAGAAGATTGATGAACATAGACTCACGACGGATTCCATTCATCGCATCATTACCGCCTTTCACAAAGTGATAAAAGTTCTTTGCTTCTCTACGAATCGTGGTTCTACCTTGCTGATCAGCATTACCCATGGAGAATGATCCTGTCTCATACATTCTACGGGTCTCTAGATCAATCTTTTTAGAAAGAGTTCCACTAGAAGTCGTCTGCTCATCATAAGAAGAATATGGCACTTCACCAGGTGGGAGTGCACTTTTAATAGTCTCATCAAAGTTCCACTTAAAAACAATTTTCAGATGAAGTTCCTCATATTTCTGAAGAACTTCAACCTTTTTTGCTTTTGATCTCTGCTTACTTGCCAGATCAAGAACTTCAAACACAAGTGGTTGTTTAGGCAGATCAAGTGATGCTACCTTTACTGTCCTCGGTTTTTTAGGACTCGTCTTCGTCGCTTCCTTCTTCGTTGTAGTCATAATAGTTTTCAAAATTAAATGCAATCACCTCATCTGGAATTAAGTTTCCTTGTTCGTCAAACATTTCGGGGTGAGGTCTTGGTACTTCCCGATAGTTCATCATGTATTCTCTAGCAGTCCAACCTCCAATTAGTCCCACAACTAAAAATAGGATGGTCAAAAATGAACCGAAGACTAAACTTACTGCTAACATTGTTCTTACCTCTGGGAACTAACTCTTTTTTTTCCTTAAGTTTAAGGAAAACTCAAAATTGATAGTTACTTCCCGCTTGAAGAAGCAAACCATCTTTTCAAATCTTATTTGAAACGATTTTGGTCTCTTCTTCCCTCCATTAAGTAGTAAATCTACTCCGCGATTAGAGCAGGTCTTGGATTTATTTATGCTAAGTTCAGAGGAGTTTTTCTTCTCTGAGGAATTTGATGGTGTCAACGCATCCTCCTAAATTTTTACCGTCACATACGACCTGAGGAAAAGTAGATCCCTCTCCAAAAATAGAATAGAATTCTTGTCTGGAGTAATCTTGATCTAGAGTGTTAACCGAATAATCACAATTCACTCTACTCAAAACCTCTTTTACTTTAACACAGTAAGGACATCCTGCCTTTGAGTAAACCTTAAATTTCATCAATCAAAAAAGAATATATGGAAAAGTCTTGAATCTTCCTTTGTTTGCCCAAAGTATTCTGATGCTGCATGAATGTTCTGAGCATCAAAAATGAAGAGTCTATTGAAAACATTACCAATAGAATCAACTAACTCAAATTTAGTTCTGTCGTAAAATCCACCAGAATAGATTTGATCGTTGAAGTTGTCATCACTTGTTCTTCGTGCACCATTTTTATGAGCGTACAAAGAAGTTCCTGTGCTATATGGAGCATCAGGATTTAAGTATAGCATAGCTGCCCATGTCTGTCCATCATTATGATAAACAATAGGATCTTGTGATGTGCAGAACTGAAATCTACCACACATCCCATGAGACTCCCACTCACGGATCTTGATACCCATGATTCTTTCAAACGCTTCCTTTGTTCCAGGAACAAAAAATTGTTCAATACTACGACTTCCTTTGAAGTATTCAATCTCAGGTTTGAACTCCTGCCTCAAAGCATAATCTCTTACAGCATATGGATCAGCATAAAAGTTGTCAACAACCCAAACTGTCTTTTGTGATTGTCTATTAATTGTGCTTACTGGAATGTATTTCATAATGTTTGACAAGCAACTTGATGTAACTCTTTCCCATAATTACCAGAGTCAATGTAGAAACTATTATTAACCAGGAAGTAACATTGTGGAAATGGAAGTTTACGTTCTGGATCTATAAGACGCTCAGTCTGATATTTCATACCCTCAAAATCACCAATGTCTCTATAACATTCTGCTAATCCAACGATGTGCTCATTTCTAAAATCGCAAAATGGTTCTGCCAACATATGACTCTCTATCGCTTTTTCATAATCACCCATCAACTGATACATCATACCAATACAATAAAGCGTATAGTATGCCATCTCATTCACACCACCAGTATATCCTTTGGCATCATAGTCAATCGTATGATTCATCCAAGACTTGAAGTAAAAGATTGCTCTTCTAGCATACTCTTTTTGCTGCTCAAAACCCAGAGGGAACACTGTGGCATATGAAGCATCAAGATAACTCTTGGCAACATACCAGAAGTGGTATGTATCAGTGAGTAGTGTTCCCTCACGGATATGCTGCTCCTCCAGTTTCAATGAGTCACTGATATATTTGGTGGGTGTGGCATAACTTTCTCCATCCCAGGTCCCCATTTGACGGAGACCTCTTGGAAGATTGACTCGCTGGAAGTCTTCACCAACTCCTTCAATATCACAGACAATACATTCATGTGCTACATCATGCTTGAAGTGCCACGGAAGACGTGCGTTCCACATCCAGGCACGATAGTAAGTGCATCCAGGATTCTCTGCTGTGATATGAAATGCTTGAATATTTGTGTCGTCAATCAATGACCAGTCAAAGTCATCATCAACCTCAAGATATTCATCACAGTCCATCTTGAGAATCCAGTCACATCCATGATCATGGTTTAAACAAGTCTGTAGTAGGTGGTCTCGGTTCCAACCAAAACCAACCCAACCCTCTTTACACTGATAATAATGTCCAGGGACACCTTTCTCTTCAAAGAAGTCCTTGACGATTTGATCTGTGCCGTCAGTAGATCCGTTATCCTGAACAACCCAGTAATCAATATATTCATAACACGATTCAAGCATTCTACGAATCACTTTAGATTCGTTCTTGAACATCGTGATCATTACAATTTTGGTTTTCCTTTCCATAATACTCTCTGTTGTATAAAGTCTAGAACTTCTTTATCATCACTCTGCTCTTCAGTTGGAGCGTAAAGTGCTCTTTGTCTGGGGTCTACACGGTCTGGTGGGTCAGTCATGTAGTAGACTGCCAGACTTTTTCTATACACTCCCTCAGGACAAGATAGAGGTTGAGGAAGACCGTGCCACGAATTTTGTGTGGTATCAAATAGTATAGCACGATTGAAGACATTATGGATAATCTTTTCTCGCTTCAATGGTAATTTCTTATCTGGGTTATGCGACCATAACTCAAGACCACCACCCCATTCACTTTCCCATCCTTCAGTAAGATATACAATAAGATTTAGTTTCCTTTGAAGACCCGACTTTGGATGAATAGAATAATCCAAATGAATGTTCAACTTACCGCCGCGGCCATGAATATGCCATCCGCCTCCATGAAGACCAATATCAGGATACAACTTTTGAATACCAGTCTTCTCTCGTAATGTATTCAAGAACTCACAAGAGTTCAGAAAACAAAAAGTCTTGTAAGTTTCTGGAGGAAAGTCCCACCAGTTGTTACTAGACTTTTTATTCTCTAATGGATTCTTGTATTGATACCAAAGATTACTATCATACTCAGGAAACTCCTGAGATAGTTTTCTTGCTTTGTCTAATGGAAAGAAGTCATCAATAACAAGATGGTCATAGGGAAAACTATCCATCAAATCCCCAAAACACCTGGGAAACGATAATTATCATCTTTAATAGCAACCAAGTGAGCAGCAACAACAGGAATGTGTGGTGCCATCTCATAGGTATCAAGACGGTAAGTTTGGAACCTGATGTCAGTATTCCTGATGAACTCTGCCTTATTTTTATTTGTGTAATACCAGAAACTATGCTCATTCCAGAAACTAACATGCGTGGGATCTTGCCATGCTCCACGACCATCAGTTGAAGGGACTTCAATAAACGCCCATCCACCATGAACCAAAACACGATGAATCTCCCTCATCGTTTTGATTGGGTCTCTCAGATGTTCAATCACATGACTAGCATTGATGACACCGACACTATTATCTGGGAGGGGAATACCATCATTCAAATCACAAGTAATATCAGCACCTTCTTGGTCAATAGTCATGTATCCAGCACGAGGATAAAGACCACCACCAATATCAACTTTCAACAATCCTTTTTTATCAGCATCACGTTCAGCAAGAGTCTGAGACCACTGGTGTCCAAGGCGCACAGTTTCTTCTTGAATTGATTGATTACGCTCCAACCAAGTATTGTCTCCTGTAATGCGATACACATAGAGTGGTTTATCAACCAGGAACATTTCTGTTACCAGGTATGTACGAATCATGAGTTCATGATCATCACAAATATCCAAGTCAACATTGTGTCCACCAATGTCACGGTAGATACTTGTTCTCCAAGACCTCACATGGTCTGGAGCATACCAAATGTAAGACAAGGCATGACTAGTTGGTTGCCATGAATGCATGATATAGCGGTCTTTATCCCGCCATTTCATCATATGATAAGTCCACCCATGATCAGGATTATAAGGAACAAACTCATCAGTCATGTGATACGGAATCACATCCGTATAAACAAATCCAATGGTTTCATCTTGGTATGCTTTATTCAGTTCCTCAAGACATTCTGGCATCAGAATATCATCAGAATCAACCTCCACCAAAACATCACCCTCACCTTTGTGAAAGGCATGATGCTTGTGATACCCGACACTGGTTGAAGGGTCTTCCGTGCGATAAATTACAACACGGTCATCATTACGAATCTCTTCCTCAAGGTCTTCTTCATAGAGAGCGTTGTTCAACCACAAGACCCACTCCCAGTTCTCATACGTCTGAGCGACAATACTGTCGTAGAGTTCTTTGAGATAGGGAGTCTTCTTGTGTGCTGGTGTAATAATGCTGAACTTATAATCCATTCAAGTCAAAATGATATATGGTAATTATATTCTATTGGTCAATTAGTGTCAAGGATTTTCAAGTGCATTAAGGCGAGCAGAAAGAGAATTGTTTTCTTCTTTAAGCTCTTTAATCGCTTCTACTAAAAGAGGTACTAATCTTTCATATTGAACAGTTAAATAATTTTCACCTGATTTTGAGATGTTTTCTCCTTTGTCCGTATCCCACTCAACATCAAAAGGTGCAGGTTTGACTGCCTGAGGCATAACCTCTTGAACTTCCTGAGCAATTAGTCCAATATCATTCTCTTCTTGTTCTGGAAAAAATCCAATTTCTTTGTTTTTACCGTTCCAGTCAAAGGTATAACCATTTAGTTTCTGCAGTTTTTCTAATGGTGACTCTATATGATTGAAGTTTTTCTTCAACCTTTTATCAGAGGCATAAGCAGTAACGTTACCAACTGCATTAACGTTGCCTCCCATCTGGACATCATTGTTTGTCAAATTCCAATAAGCAGGCCACTGACCGTTAACTTGACTCCAACTCGCTGCATCAGTTGTCCCTCCCAAAATATAAAAAAGATTACTATTACAGTGAACAAATGAGCTTCTACCGTCAGTATCACGCAAGTAAAGGGTCGGAGAACCATTTCTTATGTAAATATTTGATGATTGTGTATTAGAATTGTTTATGTAATAAGAACCATGTTGACCGTCAAGTGTGTCAGCATCTATTCCATTTCCAGAACCTTCATCTGCAGTTGTTAGCACTCTATTACTTCCAACATAATGAGCACCAGTAGAAGCTATAACACCATTACTTCCACCTAACCAAACTCTTGCATCACCATCTGCAGCAACATACATTCCCCAACCACTAGCACCTGTAAAACTAATAAATGAAGCATTTGTATGACTATAACCGATTCCATAAAAATTATTAAGTGCAGCATCGTTAGGATTGTAACTAGATCCAATACTGTAAATTGGGTTCGTTTTGTAGCTGTTAGGACCTATGTTGTTATAACTACCTTCTAAATGCCCAGAATGATGGTTTGATCTTTGTAAATGATAACCAGCAGATAGTTTAATATCTCTAACTGTTAAAGTGCCTGTAGCAGTATCATTTGCATCTGATCTTAAGAACTGAGAACTATCTAAGTTATCAAGAGTTCCTGCGTTTCCGCCATCAGGACCTGTCGCACCCTGAACACCTTGTGCACCTTGAGGACCAGTAGAACCATTAGAACCAGCAGAACCAGTAGCACCCTGACGACCTTGAGCACCTTGAGGACCAGTGCCACCTGTAGATCCTGTAGCACCCTGACGACCTTGAGCACCTTGAGGACCACTAGATCCTATAAGTTGATGGAATGGATCTCTGATATACATGACATCAGTACCATTAGAAGACCAATTAAGAAAAACTATTGATGCCCATTGTGCACTCGCTGAAGGAGTGTAGGTGTATTCCGAAGTCTTCCAAGTTGGTGATGATGATGAATTTTCATACCAGTTAGTTTTTCCTTGACTATCCTCTTGAACAAGTGAATTTGATGCACTATTAGATACTGCTAATTTACCAGCAGGTAATGCAGAGTTATATTCATATACCCTTATATAAGTACCTTGACTTCTAGTATTTGATCCATTTCTAAACTTTATTGAAAGTTTGTGTGATTCATTACTAGATAAATTTACACGGAAAGCGGGAAAAGCAACACCGATAGTATTATCTGAGGCACTGTACAATTGTAATGCTTCTTCAGTAGCATTATAGGTTATGGTTGATTGATCACCACCACCATAAGCAGCAAGACCACCATATGGATTATCAACTAAACCTGTAGAACCCTGACGACCTTGAGCACCTTGACGACCTTGAGCACCTTGAGGTCCAGTTCCACCTGTAGATCCTGTAGCACCTTGACGACCTTGTGCACCTTGAGGTCCAGTGCCACCTGTAGATCCTGTAGCACCTTGACGACCTTGTGCACCTTGAGGTCCAGTTCCACCTGTAGATCCTGTAGCACCTTGGACACCTTGAGGACCAGTAGAACCTGTAGCGCCTTGACGACCTTGAGCACCTTGAGGACCTGTTGAACCAGTAGAACCAGTGGCACCCTGACGACCTTGAGCACCCTGAGGGCCCGAATCTGCATCAACCCAGTTAAGTGCAGTTCCAGTAGAACTTAAGACCTGACCAGAAGTTCCAAGATCCCCATCTTTATCCTGAAGTCCACCAGTAATCTTTACACCATTAGATGTGGTTTGTAATTTTACATTATCACCGGTTCCACCAAAATGAAGTTTTACTCCATTAGTGGAAGAATTTCCAGGTTTTAATTCTATACCATCAATCAGAGCTGTACTTTGCTGTCCAATAATGATTGTATCTGATTGTTTTTCAATAAGATTTCTCAAATATGTGCCATCTTTTGTAAGAATAGCAGAATTTTCATCTATAATAAGTGCAGCATCTGTTCTGGTATCATTTCCAGCAGCATAGGTTCCTCCTGGTGCATGTAATATTGTGGCAGTTGCAATACCACTAACATTTACACCATCGGATGTAGTTTCAAATTTCTTGGAGTTGTCATAGTAAAGTTCTACTGCAGAATTTCGTTTGAATACTGCAAACTTTTCATCCCCACTAGTTCCAAACTCCATTCCATAAGTATTACCATTACCATTGAACTGAATATATGCCTGGTCGGTTACATCAATAGTCTTCTGAATTCTAGTATATGCAGTTGTCCAGTTAGAACCGCTGGTATCTCTTTTTTCAAGAATTTTGAGATATGATGAATTACTATTAGCGGTTCGGAATACTGCCATAGTATGAGCAGTTCCTACAGTGGAACTTAACTCGCCAGAATTAGCATTAACCTCTATTCCTTGTGATGTAGTTTCAAATTTCTTGGAGTTGTCGTAGTAGAGTTCTACTGCACCATTTGTAATAAATTTTGCTTTAAATTCAGTTCCAGCAGTATTTTTTATTTCTACATTATTATCAGCACCAATAATTAGATTTCCAGGACCACTTTCATTAATAATGGAGTTGTTATTAGAAGAGTTGTGGTAAATCTGTAAATCATTACCATTGCCAAAATTCGCCTTAACATTGTCTGCAAAATCTAATGTGTTGGCAGATGCGCTAAAAGTAATTGCACCACCATCAATGTTGAAGCCGCCATCAACATCTAGGTAATCACACTGGACTTCGCCTGTTACGTCAATACCATAAGATTGAGTAGTGAACTTTAAACTATTATTGTGATAAAGTTCTACTGTTCCACCATCATTAAATATTGCGGAATTATTACCAGAAGTATCTTGAATGGCAACAAGAGGTTCTGCCCGAATTAATAAGTTACCGGTTCCAGTATCTTTAATATATGAATTGCTGCCATCATGATAAATCTCTAGATCATTACCAGTGCCCCAACGAACCTTTACGTTGTCATTGTAGTCAACACCCGTTCCACCACCTGCTGCGGTTCCAGTGGGACCTGTGGCACCTTGGACGCCTTGAGGACCAGTAGAACCTGTAGCACCCTGACGACCCTGAGCACCTTGTGGTCCTGTGCCACCTGTAGAACCAGTGGCACCTTGAACACCTTGGTTACCTTGAGGACCTGTTGAACCGTTAGAACCAGCAGAACCTGTAGCACCTTGGACACCTTGAGCACCCTGTACGCCTTGATTACCTTGAGGACCAGTGGGACCGGTGGCACCAGTATCACCCTTGTCACCAGTTCTAGCAAACGTTACAATGACATCTTCGCTATTACTAAATGATGTAGCACTTCCTGAAACATATGCACATACTATTCTATGATACCCTGTAAATTCTCCGCTGGTTCCTGAAATTGTAAATAGAGCAAAGTCGTCAGCATTCAGACGGTTTGATACTCTGAAGTGACCCTTGATAGAGGAAGTGGAGTCATCAATAGTTCTAATAAATGCTTGAATATCTGTTCCATTATCATCAGTATCATCAATATTCATTCTAGTTGCAAAACTCAGATTCGCATTATTAAATAATAACTTCCCTGCACCTGGATCACTGTCTGATGTTGTAGTGCTGAAGGTATAATCAAAGGTTGCTCCACCAAAATTTCCATCAGCACCTTGGACACCCTGTGCTCCTTGAACACCTTGAGCACCTTGAACGCCTTGAGCACCCTGCCGACCTTGATTGCCTTGAGGACCAGTAGCACCAGTAGCACCCTGACGACCTTGAGCACCTTGAGGTCCTGTAGGACCGGTAGCACCTGTAGCACCTTGGACACCTTGAGGACCAGTGCCACCTGTAGATCCTGTAGAACCCTGACGACCTTGAGCACCTTGTGGTCCTGTGCCACCTGTTGAACCTGTAGCACCTTGGACACCTTGAGGACCTGTAGGTCCTGTAGGTCCACTAGTAGCATCAACAAAATCAATAGTGCCACTAGAACTTAATGCTAAAACCTGACCAGTGCTAGCACCAGATTGTAAACCAGGTATACGTAATGCTGTAATACTAGAATTACCTAAAGTAATTTCATTAGAAACGCTTGTTGTGCTTGCTTGTGCGTTATATCCAAGAATAAGGTTATTCGTGCCGGTCTGGGTTA